AAGTTAGCTCCATATGTTGAATTAGGCGGTCTACGTTCATCGTATTTTTCTCTCATTAATTCAGATTGACGAAAAATACTGTCCATCTTCTCAAAATCTCGACCAGTCCAAAAAGCTAACATGTTCGCAAACGCTATATCTGCTTCTGATTGAGAATCATAGAACGCTTCCCAACCACCATTTAGGAATACTTTAAATTTCGCTCCTTGCCTACTTTGCAATGCCTTTTCGATTATTTCGTTCTCTGAAAGGTCTATCTCACTCCCTGTGGAAGATTGTCCGCCAAATGGAACAACTTTATCTTCGCCAATGTATCGCTTGTAAATCAATTTTAGAGTGCTTTCTTGAGGTTCGACTACTTCGGAATATTTCTCATTAACAATGTTTCCTGTCATAACGAAAAATCTTCCAGAATCATACATTTCAACATTGCCTTTTCTTCTTCGACTTCCTGGTAACTTACCTTTGCAAATAATATGAATACCGTTTCCAGATTGAGAATATTCAGCATAAGATTTCATAGAAGTGATAAATTCGTACATCATATTCATTTCGATATCGTCTTGTAAATAGCGTTGAATTTCTCCTTCGATATCATCTATATCAATCCCAAAATAAGGTGGTTTGAAATAAAAACCTAATCCATCACAATTAAATTTATTAATTGCAGAGAGTGCGGTCTGATAATCAGACCACGTACTCTCATCATTTGATTTCCCATTATTTCCAGTGTGTGGATCAATCGGAATCTTCGTATATTTTTTTCGTTTATTGTCATAAACCAATCGATAGACACACCACTGATTTAACTGTTTTAATTCGTTTGGAATGTGTTCATATCCCACACACTTTCAACTCCTTTTTTAGAATGGCAGATCATCATCACTGATGTCTAAGGTTGAAACAGAATTACTGTCTGTCTTTTGCTTAAATTGATGTTGAACATTATCGAAATTCGTTTGCTCCCAACGTTTGACATTTAAATTGTCATATGTTTTACCGTTATATTCGGATTGTTCATTCTTAACGGTAACTTTTGCGGTTTTCATAAAGAAATCTTGCAGCAATTCATCGATACTGTTGTATGATTTATTTTCTTGCAATCTGAATGCCCATCCCAACGTGTTAAACATTTGGAAATTGTACTTGCCAGTTTCTTTACTCTTCCAAATTTTATGGAAAATATGCTGATTTGCGTGTTTTTGTTGGATGTCGTTTCGAATTATTAAATCTAATTGAGCGTATTCTGCGCCATTTTTAGTTGCAT